TACCTAATTGTGAATTATCTGATGTTGCATCTTTATATAGTAAGATTTTTTCTTTCCATTGTTCTATTCTTAATAAATCAGATTGTGCTGATGGGTTTGTTAAAGAAAGAGTAAAATTATCTAATTCATCTTCCATTCCAAGAAGATAAAGATGCATTAATGCTATTTTATTTAACTCCTGAACTAATGATTTTTGTATTCTATTAATTGTTCTAGCGAAACGGATATCCATTAACGCTAATTGTTTACCATCACCAACAACTTCTTCAAATCCTAAAAATGCTTTTGGTACACGAAGTGCTGTTAATAATTTCTTTTGGATATATTCAATATCCGCAATTTCTGAAAGATTAGTAGCTCCCGGTAAAGTCTCAATTGGACTTGTTTGAGCTGGGTCCCTAACAGGAATAAAGAAATCTTGGTCAACAGCCATTTGATTCATTCTTAAGTCAACATTACCTGTGTTTGAATCAACAACTTGGTCACGTTTAAACTTATTGGCAATTCTTTGGATATATGGTTCAACATCCTTATCATCCATATTTCCAACAAATATTTTAAACACCCTTCTTTCAGGTGCTCTTGATGTTCTATAAACCAACATTGCGTCTTCAGATAACAATAATTGTTTCCAAATTCTTCTAGCCTTTTCCAACATGGATGTACCATAGGGTAGTTTTCGGTCATCACCTAATAATCTAAAGTGAGCAACTTCCCATGTGTTAAACACCATGTCTTTAACTTTCCAAGCAAATTTTAAAGACTCAGAATCTTCAGTTTTATTGTGAGCCGGTGCCACTTTCATACCTCTTTCCAATCTTTCAATCTCAATGTTTGGTAATTGTTGACAACCAACAATACCTTTTGTTGGGTCCAATTTCATATAAACAAAATTATCACCATACTTACAGGTATTTCTTGTCCACATAGGAAGGTTTGTGTTTATGTCCAATCTGTTATTAAACAAATCAGCTAACACACCTTTAATACGGTTTGATTCTGAATAAATTTGTAGAATAAAACCATCTTCATTAGTTGTTGTCGATTCTTCGGCGTAGATATCAAGAGCTGCAGATATTTCAGGTGTATATTCCATCGATTCATAATCGTAGTACGCGGCCAATCTTGTTGGTTCATAATATACAGCCTGTGTGTAAAGGTTGTTTTCAATCTTGGCCCATTGCTGACCCAAATAATATGATTGTTGAGCTTGGAGTTTTTCTTTTTCAAATTCTTGTTTATCCGTAGTTTTTAAAAGCTCTTTTTTATCAAACTTATATACTGGTGGTTGTTGTCCTAAAGTTGAATCAGGTCCAAATACTCTTGTTAATCTTTGCCAAACTGTAAAATTTTGTGCCATTTTAATTTAATGATAATTATTTTATTTCATGAATAAACTTTATTTTCCGAATAACCATAAATACTTTTGATAATCGCTTTTACTTGGGTCGGTATTATACTGTCTATTACTATAACCATTTGACGGCATTACAGGTACACCAGGGTTAAAGTCAGTTATTCTTTTTTGTTGTTCAGTATTTGCTTGGACTTCCCAAGAATTTAACATCGCCTTTGTTTGTTCTGTAACCTTTTCAAGTTGGTTATATGAATTTTGACCAACATATAGTGCCATCGCAATTGACATAATTAAATCATCGTGATGTCCTTTCATATGGTCAGGTCTTCCGTTTATATATACAAATGTGTTTAGTTCATTTAATAATCTTGATGAATATACTTTAAGACCATGTCTTAATGACTCCTCAAAAGCCGATATAATCTGAACCCTTTTTGAATTAAAGTTAATACCTGGTATCTTTTCCATTGATTTTGGGTTAAAATCCCAAACATTTGCATAATTAACACCATCAATATATAATTTCTTATACCCCAATTCCTGTAGTTTCCTTGATGTTGAAACCCCCATACCTCCCGTGATATCTATCACGACAAAAGCGTCGTAATAATGAGCCCATTTGTACGCAATTTCCGCGGCAACATCAGGTGGTACTTTACCCAAGTATTCAGCAACTTGTTCACGTTCCTCAAAATCAATAATTTGAAATGATGTGAAGTCTTCAGAATCACCTCTTGATACGTCAATACCCATAATATATTTGTGACCAATTTGTGGTTCCTTCCATATCCATAATTGGTTCTGAACCATTTTAGACACAGGGTTTCTAACATATTCAGTTCTTAACTTTTCAATAATATTATTATCAATAACATTATCACCTGAACCTAAAAAATTACACTCTAATTCCTGAGATATTTTTCTCCTGTCAAACTTTAATTTTTTTGACATTATCTCAAACCAACTTGAATGAGGTTTATATCCATCATCCATTAGTTTTTTAAACTCCTCAAAGTTTCTTTTATCTGTTGGAATTGACTCAAAAGAAATTTCTTCAAGATTGGGATACTCTTCTCGGTTTAGATAGTAATGAATAATATCCTTAACTTTAATAAACTTTAAATCTTTTGTGTATCTTGGGTCCCTCCACCAAAACATTTCAGTAATTTTGAAATTATTCATCCCCTTTACCGATTGTTCGTAAATACTATAATAAATTGGGTCAAACCCGTTTGGTGTTGAAATAACAATAACCTTACCACCTGTTGATAAGGACGCCATACAAGCTGCCCAGAAATCATCATCAGCGTCAATATATGCCGCCTCGTCAAATATTAATACGGTAGGTGTATATCCACGTAATGCGTCATTGGATGTTGCAACAGCTTTTACTTCACAACCATTGGTTAATTTAAAGTGTCTCGCGGCGTTTTTGTCGGGTGAAAAACCAACACCCATCCAACTTGGCCACTGTTCTGTAAAATGTCTAATTTTATTGGCAAATTCAACAGATGTGTCAAGTTTATTGGCGATAATCAATATTTTTTCAGGTCTTTCTTTTTTCGCAAAAACAACTTTTTTTGATGCCCAAGCCGCTGTAACGGTGGATACACCTGCCTGACGATATTTTAAAGCAATATTTTCTTCATGATTATCGTAATCCTCAACTAAACTAACTTGGTCGGGAAATAATTCTAGTGGGACATATTTTTTAACAGTATTATCGTAAGTCTGTAAATATGTCTTAAGTGCATATGGTGTACTTTTAATACACTTTGTATACTCAATTAACGCTTGTTCTTTTGTAAGACCCATTAACCATAAATATATGGTTGGGTTAATTATTTGATATCAATACCTAAATCACCTAAGAAACTTAAATCAACATCATCATCGTCATCACTATCAGAACCTGGTAATACGTCATCATCATCTTCCATATCATAATCACCACCACCTAATAGTTCGTCTAAATCTTGTTGATTTAATCTATCAATAATTTCATCAGCAATTTTTTCCATATCTCTATACGCTGACTCATCACCTTTATTAATTCTTTGTGCCAGTGATGTAAATCTATTTTTAGGTAATTTTGAAAACTCTCTAAAAATAAGACTCTGAACAATTTTCATATTTTCCATAAGAACTTTTTCAGGATATGATTCTAATAATTTTTCCCATAAATAAGTTCCGATAATAATATCAAATATTTCACCTGTTAGTGTGTCGGCTTTAGCAACAACCATTTGACCTAAAATTGGGTCTTCAGGTATTGAACCGGCACCTAATATATCATAATAACCTTTAATTAACTCATGTACCAATATTGGAAACATAACCGCTTTTGCCTTAACAACGTAATTACCTGTTTCTTCACCTTCCTCATCCTTTTCCATTTCAATCTCTTCTGAACCACCCATGTTTTGTCCAGCAGCCGCCATTTGTTCAACAGACTCAGGTGGTAACATCCAATACAAGTAATCATTCATAGCCATTAACGCACCATACTTGTCTGTTATACCAGGTTCCATTTCTTCTAAACGCTCTCTGATTAACTCAAACATATAGTGTCCTTTTTTAGCAGCTCCTTGAATAATAGCATTCATGAATCTTCTCTTTGCGACCAAATAATCAAAGTGTTCAAAAGCGTCAATAAAATCTTCTAACTCCTCTTCAGGGTCTTCAAATGCCAACTCAATATCTTCTGATGAAA